AAGTGCTTGGATAAACGCATTCACACCGTTTGTGTCAGCAGAGAAGTCCATGTCGGTCAGAGCTTTGCGAAGATTTGCAAGGGCTTGAGCTTGCTCGTCGGATAATCCTTCGTTTGTACCCCACAAGAGTTCATTCAGCTTACTTGCATCAAATCCATCAATCGTATCTTCCAGAGTTTGAACAGCAGAATTTACCTTATCGAAAGTAAAACTGACATCCATACTGTTATTATTGTCATTCTGCCAAAAATCAACTGCTTGAAGTTTTCTACGAGCGTTTGTATTGTTGTTGATAGCATCCGTTGAGTCGTTGTAAGAATCTACATCATCACGGAGAGCAGATTGTTCATCAAGCAAGAATTGATACAGACTATGATACGTTCCACCGGCAGCTCGTTCAGCCTCAGTTGTGTTATCAATGATATATTTTAATGCTTTGCCAACTTCGTTGTAATAATCAACAATTGAATCCGCATCATTTAACTTGTCAGGTCCATAACCACCGAACTTGTTAAAGACATCAATGCCAGCATTTTTAATCTGGTCTCCCATATCCATTTCAGGAGCCGACCAAACAGTAAGATAATGCGTCCGATTATTCTTCTTGGCTGTATCAACAAGCTTATCGCCTTGAGCATCTTTGTTCTGTGTCAACTCATAACGAGATGCCTCTAACTGCTCCGCTGTAATATCCTGAAGTAATCCAAGCTGCTCTTCATACTTGCCATTTTGAAGGTCAAGTTTACCAAGTTTATTTTCATCAAGCGTTCTTTGTTCTTTCGCAAGATCAAGAATCTCTGCCTGAATGTCTTTTGCTTGATCAAAGTCCTCTGTATCCCAACCAGACTTGTCGCCAAGTTCTTCATAAGCACTGACCAAATCCTTTAAAGAGGAAGTGGTGCTCTGTGCAGCATCGGCGGCTTCCTTGGATTTCGTTGCGACATTTTGCACTCGTTGTGCCGCTTCCGTAATCTTCTTAGTGCCCCAAGAGACAAGCAGGCCAATTCCAACACCCAGCGCGGCATTGAGCAGTAAAGCTTCAGCTCTTAACGCAATCATTTTCAACCGCGTTCCTTCAAGTTCAAGTTTAGCTTGACCTGATAACATCCATTTGATAAAATCAGAAATAGAAAGATTAGTTTCGCCAGGAATACTCTTGTAAGCTTTATATTTTTCAATTAAAGCAACTAACGAAGTACCTACTTGGTTAAAAGCACTTATCTGTAATTCTTTTTCTTTGGAGTCAACCGTAAAGAAAGTTAATATCGATTTCGAGGAGATGTGAAATCTATGGAAAAATATGTACGGTATTGTCCATTTTGCGATAAATACTATTCAAGATGGGACTTATTATGTGCTTTTTGTATTCGAGACAATATTTTGCTTATAGAATGGAACGAAATGACAAAAAAACAAAAAGAAGAATGGAAAAATAAAACTAAGCCAAGGAGAAGTATTTCTGAAATAAATCCAGATACTCTCAAAAAACTTCAAAAGAATGCCAATACTTTCGATTCCCAATATAGAGCAGAACTGGAAGAAAAGGAACATCCTAAATACACCCCAAAATGCCCTACATGCGGCTCGCCAGACCTAGAAAAGATCGGAACCGCTTCTAAAGTCTTGGATGTTGCTTTCTGGGGATTTGCCAGTGGAAAAGTGAAGAAAACTTTCCATTGTAAGAATTGTGGATATGAGTGGTGATAAAAGAAAAGCCCTACTACACAAAGTAGCAGGGTAGTGGTCGTATTCGTTTTAGCGTAGAACGTATTTCGCAGTTTCGGAATCCAGATTGTCGTACATGAACTCGAATCGTTTTACGTGAGACATTGGGACACATAAAGCTGTATCATCATTTAAATGAGAAACAGCTTCATCCATCTTATCTCCGTTCCGATCAGTTGCTGTGGCATGGTAAGTCAAAACGATATAGTCATTATCGGCGTTTTCGATTGTGCCATAAATATAGGTTCCATCGTCCATATGAAGCATCACATCGGTTTGCCCACTAAAATCGATATGGCGAGTCCAAATATTGTCGCCAGTATCGTAGCCGAGATGATTACTAAACCACTTTCTTACCGGAATAGAGTTTTTGATTTTGTAAAACAAGGAAGAGCATACAATGCCAGTTACAATATAAACAATAACGATAGGAAAACCCTTGATAGTGAATCTTCCAAGTAAATGGTCAGCGTAATCAACGATATACTTGATAGTAAATCCAAAAGCAATACTTAATGAAAGAAACCCTTGGTATTCAATTTTCTTTAAAGAAAGCTTTGTGTAAAACCAAACACAAAGAGCTCCTGGAACAAATACATTGAATAGTGTTTCGACATTATTTACTAGTTCCTTCATTCGACCCTCCATTCCCTCGTTGTTTATCGCGGTTTCTAAGATAAGAGCCGCCATGTGTTTTTACCGAATCTGTACCGGAATAAGTATAAGTATTCCTTGGAGACTGACGTTCTTGAGTCGGTGCCCCATACGTAGAGATTTCATAATTCGGCACATGCTTTTTATTGTTTTCCATGGTTCAACACTCCTTTTACAAGAGTGTATCACAGACTGTCGTAAAAAGCAACGCAAATTAAAACGCCCGGCCTCCCAGTAGTAGGGAAGTCGGGCTTATTTTATGATGACTGCGCCGTTGTTATTTCAGAAGTTCAGCGATTTCTTCAGCAGTCATACCATTTGCCAGTGCGTTAGCAACGATATCTTCTGCCTTTTTACGATTCAGCTCTGCGGCAATCTTTTCATCGGCATCAGCCTTTTTCTTTTCGAGCTTTACAATCTCTTTATTGATTTTCTTCAATTCAGCTTCCTTAGCTTTTTTATCAGCATTCAGTGCAGCAATATTGGTGCCGAGTGCTGTGATTTCTTCAGCAAGAGATTCTGCGGCAGTATTCTTTTCAGCAATCTGTGCTGCGTAATCAATACCATCAAGAACCTTTGCTTTATTCTTACTTCCCTTGGGTCTAGCCATAATAAAACACCTCCGTATATTTTGGATACGCGATTGTAATATTATTATAGCCAGAATATCGTATGTAGTCAACGAATATTTTGTTTTCTCCTATTTTGTATCGCGCCAGAGAGTAGCGCGTCTCCTCATTTCCACCTACTTCTTTAAGTCGTCTGGTTACGTCTGAGGTGGACTTCTGAACTTTCGCCCAGAACTGACTATCCTTCCAGTGGTTGCTCACTGACCCTTTTTAGTCGATGAACCTTCCACCTTCCTACATTATATAATAGGGGAGTGGATCGGCTGCTGACCGCCCATTGTAAACGCTACTTAGCACTCGATTATTACCATATTTTGGCAATACGATAAAACCGAGCTTTTATCTCAGCATATAGCATCCATATCCTTGTTTCTATCTTTCGATTCCTACATTATATAAATATAACAATAGGCGATATGGCTCTTAGGGTTTCCCAGCACTCTAGGGGCTATTTTATTTTTACATGGTGCCGCATCCTATATTTTTATACGCAACAAATATAAGAGGGCATATTAACTTTACCCGCACCATTTTTGAGCTTTCCGCTCATCTGCATTACAGACAACACGCCGGAAATGGCGGCTGTCAGAGTTGGTAATGCGCCAGCAAATTTTACAGCACTATCTGCACCGTCAACAAAAACAGTAGCAAGGCTTATAAAGAACTTCGGGATATCAGACTTCATCAAGTCCGTACTAAACTTCTGGAATGCAGAATCAAGCTGATTAAGCTTCGCCTGCAAGGAGTCCATGTACGTCTGGTTCTCACGCATTGCGCTGCCACTAGAATTGAGTGCCTGCTTCATAGCGTCTTCAGCAACACTAAAATTATTCAGCAGGGCAGATGTACTCTGACCTCCTCTCTTTCCAGAGATCAGCTCAGTAATATTTGCCTGTGTTGTGTCAGACAGATCTTTCCAAACCTCAGAAAGTTCCTTCATAATCTGATAGGTTGATTTGAAGGTATTATTATCCTTCATAATATCAACACCAGCAAGTTGCTTCAACTCAGATCGAAGTTCGGACACAGAATCTGCCATCCCATCTGTTGCGATACCGGCATTTTCTGCATCTGTTTTTGAAGCACGAAGGTACATACTCAAAGTTTTTAGGTAAGTGCCACTCGTATCTGCGTCCTGAAGTACACCGTTTACAGCAGACGCCAAACTAAGCGTCTCCTGATATGTATTTCCGGCGGCAGACATCGCAGCGGAACTTTTCTGCATGATAATTCCAAGGTCGTTCATACTGACTGGTTCAGTATTAGCGATTTGGTTCATGCAGTCCAGAAGACGCTCTGCATCATCAGCAACCAACCCAAAACCTTGCATTGCAGAAATCAGGTAAGAAGAAGCAGTTGTTGCATTATCTATCTGGTCTCCAACATTAGCCATAAGAGCAGACACACGAGCAAGCTCTTCAGAGTCTTTGTCCGTATATCCAAGTCGCTTCTAATCGGCAGTGCTACTTACAAGATCAGAAATATTAGCACCAAGATTACGAGCGTTTGTTGCAGTTCTATCGAGATATTCGTTCATCTCGTCGTCAGTCATTTTACTGACTTTTTTAAGCTCTGTTACAGCCGTATCAAGTTCCAGAACATTATTATAAACCTCTCGCAGACCTTGTTTGACCATAGCCACGCCAGCCATAGCAATAGCTGTCTGGAAGTGCTCCTTAAACAGACGAGACAGTTTTTGACCAAGAGTTTCTGTAGTGGCCCCACATCTGCTGGCCTCAACCTCAAGATTTGATAGTCTTGCACTAAGATCAGTAACATTGCCTTCACAGCCAGCAGCAGAAGCTTTTATTCCGTTTAAACTATCAATTAGCCAAGAATATTTACTTTTATTTGCAATAGAGTCTTCTAACTTCGTTGCACGTTCATAAACACTCTTAAACTTCGTCATATCAACATTGGCTTGATTTATATCTCTAAAATCAAATCCAAGTTCTTTTAAATGTTGACTTGTAGAATCAATAGTTGTATCAAGAGTCTTGCATTTTTTATCAAAGTCTTGAATTGCTTTCCCTGGTGTAGTGTTCTCAATAGAAGCAAGCTGATCTCGTAACTCTTTTAACTTTCCAGAAGTTTTTCCAGTTCCATCTTCTCCATATAAATATTTTTTGATATTATCATTTTTATAGTTGGAGTTATTCTTAGAATAGTTTTCAAGAGACTGAATCTTTTTTTGATATTTTTCATACTCGGATTCTTGAGATATGAGAGTCTTTTTTAAATCATCTGCAATTTCTTGATTTTGTTTTTTTAGTTCTTTTGCAGCCGAATCAGCACCTTTTGCAGTATTCCTGTCAGCATTGAATTTTCCGGTTTTTTCGATATCCTCAAGCTTTAACTTCTGAGTTTCCGTAATTACATCTTTTGTTTTTGTCTTGAGTTTATCCATCTCATCGTTGATTGCGCTCAATCTAGTCTGTACCGCTTTCAACTCAGATGATTTGTTTCCATTAGCAATTAACAATGCTTCATCCGCTTTTAACTTTGCTTGACGATTTGCAAGGCTGAAAAGGCGAGAAATATCACTTTTTGAAGTATCTTGCGGTTTTGCAGAACCAGACTTTCCGGTATCAACCTTAACTGTCTGCTTTGCTGCAGATTGCATAGCTTTTTTAAGCTGTGCGGTTACTTTACTCTGGTCAACCTTAACATCAAGTGTAACCTTTGGAGTTCTTAATTTTCCACTCTTGACCACCTTGTCAAGTGCGTCATTTATATTGCGGATTGTATCGTTTTGATTCACTCCGAAAGCAATTTTTACTGGTTTTTCTTTATAATACTCTTTAACAGAATTAAATTGCTTGTCTAACTCTGCTTTATTTGCGTCAATAACAACCTTAACCTTGATAGCTGTTACAGAGGAAGTATCAGCACTACTTGCGGTGTTTGTATTATCCGCCATACCGTTGGTCACCTCTCTTTTCCATTTTCAACATTCCTTTCAAAACAAAAAAGAGAAGCGGCCAGCTCCTTAAAGCCAGCCCTCCTCTCATTTAATTTTAATCCAAATAAATTCTCATAAAAGATGGCTTTTACAATCCATGTAAAGCCGTCTTAACAATCATTGCCGCCTCGACTTGCGCAGGAGCAATAAACGGACGTGCAGGGCGATATTCTTTCTGCCCACCAGACCGAAGATAATAACTCAAATCCATCCAAAGACCATTCTCAATCCAGTTCGCAAACATAGTTCCACCAACAGCCGCATTCTCACGTTCATCAAATAAAACATTCGCTCCACCATTCTCATTCCAAACAAGTGGAGAATTACCATGATGGTATTCCCTGTATAACAAAGTATCTGATGCTCTTTGAGAATCAAAATTCTTTCTACCAAGAAAATAAGACGGTTGCGGTTTTGCGATATCTTTCACAATCATCGTAACAGTGTTTCCATCACGAGTTACACTACTCACAATATTACTTGCATCTTCGATTCCAGCAGAACGGGCGGATTGTGACTGAATATTTTTCTTTGCACTTGCCTGAAGCACAGTTTCTATTTGCGGAGCTACATCCTGCATAATCTGCTCCACACCATCTGCCACATCACTCAATAGGTCATCAAAATTTGTGTATGACTGTTTCATTCACTCCACCTCAAATCTCAAACCGATCCTTTGCAGACTGAATCTTTGTCGTATCCTTTTTGATGTAATACTTGTTGGTCACATCCGTGCCAGCATGGTTGAGCAGGGAAGAGACATCTTCCAGACTCATACCCGCATTCTTCAGCAGAGTAGCACCACTATGCCGAAAATCGTGCGGATGCAGCGTAGGCTCATCAATCATCTCACCAATCTTCTTACACCAATCACCGGCAGTGCTTGAAGTAATCGGCATCCATGCGTCATTGATTTTCGCACCAACAAACACATAGCCGCCATCCTCAATATCATGCTCAGTACGATATTCCTTCAGCTCTTTTAAAAGCTCAGAAACCTCCTTGCTGAACATCAAATCAACGATTTTGCCTTCCTTTTCCAGAACGTCATGTACCATGCGGTTCTCATAATCGATAGACTTCCAGAGTGTATTTCGCACAGCGTTAACACGAGCCATCGTGGACAGCGAGAATAGAGCATACAGCCGCAACGTCATCGCATTATCCTTCATGTGAATAGTGGTCGCAGATTCAACCAACACATTCAGTTTTTCTCGCATCAGTTTAACCTCATCCGGCGTAAGGTATGTCTGCTTCACGACAGCCACGTCCTTAGTCGGTCGGTCAATGAACTCCATCGGATTCTCTTTGATGATTTTCTTCTTGCGAAGATACCGATACAGTGCAGAAATCGTGCTCATACGTCGCTTCATACGAGCAGAGTTATTTCCATGCTTCTTACAGTAGAACAGAAATTCCTCAATATCCTCTTCTTCAAGTTCTGTCACAGGGGCATTTCCCTGATTGTCCAGAACATAAATCATCCACTGCTTGAAATCCGATTCATAATTGTAAACAGTAGACGGGCTGAGATCACGGATGCCCATATCAGTCTCATATCTATCCCAGTATTTTAAAGACACTGGGTTTACGTTCTTGAACTTCTCAGCATCCCATAACTTCAGCGGTTTACTTCTTGTAGCCATATTAAAATTCCCTCCAACCCACCTCTAAAAGTGTTTATTCCTTTTTATCTTTTGCCAGCACAACAGAGATCTCCTGCTTATTGTCCAGCAGGGCAGAAGTTACTTCAGAAAACTTTTCAACATCAAAGTCTTTCAAGTTACCCTTCACATCATTCAAATAGTTCTCCATAAAGTCAACGAAATCAGAAATGGGGTCGGGCTTCTTAATAATCTCATTGAGTTTGCCACAGAGACCCAGAACCAACCATTCCTTATGAGAACGATCAATCTGCTCGTGAACTGCCTTCTCCAGAGAATCATACTGATCCCAGAATGCAGAAGTATCACAACCAGCCTTGTTAATCTTGAAGTTAAAAGACTCGTAAGCAATACGCGGCCACTCACTCTGCGGCTCACTACGATAATCATAATCAGCAAAATACTTTAGAACGGTCAACCGAAACACCACATCAAGCAGCGCGGGCTGATAATCGCCGTCAATAGTACATGCCTTAACTACTTCATCAAGAAACTCATTTCGCTCCTGAAAATTTAAAACCTTCATTTTATCTCCCTTTCGTCTGTGCTTGCTTTAATTTCTTTCGCTCTTTTCGAGCTTTTTTAAGGTCGTCGTAATCGACCCAGCCTCCATCAATTTTGGAGTATGTGATCCAGCGGTAGTCTACGTCAGGATAATGGAACCAGAACATCTTGCGCTTCATCAGCGCAACACTGTCAGCAAAACCCTTCGTGTCAATTACCTGTTTACTGCCATCACTGTATGTAAGCTCATAGTCTGCCACATAATCGATTTTTCTTACAGCTACATCCTTGCCGTCCTTATCGACCCGGCGGAACGCTTCCTGTAATACAAAAGGAACCTGTTTACGGCACTCTACAATTTCACCGTTTTCCAGCCCAGGTAATACAATATCCCGATAGAACATCATCTCGGCACGGCTATCATAAACCACACCATCATAGGTTCTATCTGCTGGATTTTTGCTTACATTAAACTTTGTTCTGTTCTTTTTCTCCATAAAACCACCACGAAAAACGAAGGGGTGGTTATGCCCGCCCCTTACGATTTGATGTTTTCTTAACTACCGGCTTCACGGGCGTTTCATCTTTTACATCACTAGATGATTTGACTTCGGCCTCTACAGGCTCATCCATGATCTCATGGAAAATATCACGAACAGCCGGGATAAAAGTTTCTACCTCGGCTTCCGTAACATTCTTATACTTGCGCATCAAAAGAGTAGTCAGGTCTGCTTTTGCAGTCTCTTTTGAAATAATTCCCTGACGATACTGGTTTACGGCAGTCCACACAAGAAAGTGCGGCTCAGTATCGCAAATCATCCGCCAAGGATTAAGACGCGCATCCTGCTCGCAATGCGGGCAAACCGGATATTCTTTTCCGCAAGTACGGCACCAATTCAGATTTGCCATTAGGCAGCAGCAGTCTCAATACGGAACAGGCGCTTGTCTTCAGAGCAGTATTCCTGAGTAGCGCTAATCTTGACCGGATGAGCCAGCTCATTAGTGAAAGTCATATCGATAGCATTATCCATCTTGGCATTCGGGAAGATAATACGCATCAGCTTCTTGTTTGCCTTATCACAGGGATTGTAGCAGAATGCCTCAATCACGAACTCGCCCTCGGTAGAGAACTTATCGGCGCTATCATTGATAGCAATACCCTCCTCGCTCTCGTACTGATACTTCACAACAAAGCGGTCGCCAGCCTTCAGATCTGCACCAGTGGGCAGAGTGACCTCAGTACCAGTAACAGAGAACTGAGACTCTGCTGTCTCACCCAGCTCAAAGGTCTTCAGTGCATTACCCTGACCATCGACCAGATCGATGTACTTAAAGGGGGCATTTGCAACAGCAGTCTTGGGGGTATGGGCCAGAGTCAGCTTCTTGCCGTCAGCAGAAGTCAGGTACTCAACAGTGGTAAAGACCTGCTTTGCCTCAGAGGAAGCAACCTCCTTCTTGGAGCCCATCTGTTCTGCCAGAGCGCCCAGATGCATCAGAGCATTAGACCAATCAGCCTCTGCGGTCTTGCTCTTATCAAATGCCATGATGTTAACGCCCTGTGCATCCTGAGCATAAACGGTCTCGCCGCCAAGAGTCAGCTTGAAATCCTTAACCTGATTCATGGTCCACAGACGCTTACCATTCAGGTCATACTCATGAATGCGATGAACGCGGTCGATAACGACCTCATTAAAATTAAAATCATTCATAATTTTCTTCCTTTCAATTTATTTGGATAAAATAAAAGAGCGAGGTCAATCAATCAACCTTGCTCGTCCAATCCAGTTGTGCTTTTGGAATCTTTCCAAATTCCACGGTGCCGGCGTAAACGCCATGCATCGTATTGTCGTAACTTTTTATTTGCTGAATCTTTCTTACATGATTCATAAATACACTCATAGGGTAGTCCATAGCCTTGAAATAATCCGCTTTAAAGCCGGATGAACACGCCATCGAGAGAACAAGCTCTGCAAGATGTGGTTCATAATGCTTTGTTTTTTGATACTCCAAGTTATCTCTGGCTTCCTCTATCATTGCAATTCTTGTTGGTTCGTCAGCAGCAAATTCAGAATGCTTTTCAATTCCATTTGCAGCACACAAGTATTGAGAAATTGTTTCATACACCACATGGTCAATACGAGTGTCCGTAAGTCTGTTGTGCAAGACGATTTCACCACTTATGTTATCTTTTGCCATCATAAACCCAGAAGTGTCCATATCGCCAAGTAAAATAGACATATCCTGATTTTTATTGCCTATAAAAAGTTGCCGGAACATTTCAAAATCCGAAACCTTCTGCCAATCAACCCCAACAGAGTCAAGCTGTGCTTTATAATCGCTTGATGTAGAACAGAATAAGTAAACCAACTGAAAATACTTTTGTTCACCATAATCGATAATATCACCAACAGACGGCATGTGAATCGTAATTTTGTCATTGATTTTAAAATCTCTTCCACGCATCAAGCTTGGCTCATACAGTTCTCGAAGTTCCATCAACCACACCCCACAAGGTCATCCAGATCCTGAGTCTTGAACGTCATGATTCTCACGCGATGGTGTAAATCCATGTTGTCCTCGATGTTGGATGTGATTTTAAGTTGCTTGATTCCAAAAATTGTACTGCCGTGTAATTCTTTCTCTACAAGACCACTCAGATAGTCAACTCGTGTTGCACCGCCATGACCTTTCATCTTCATCAACGCCTGATTCACAATAACCCACACAGTAAGCGTAAAGTTCTCATACCAATCGTTGACATTGCTGCGGTCAGTCATGTTTACCTTAAAACAAATATAGCTGTGTGCTGCCTCAATCGTGTCAGGAATATGGAAGTACGGGAAGATGTATGTATAAATCGCCTCGTCAGGCTCTTCAATATCGTCATTACCCATTGCTTCAACAAGTCCGTCCGTATTAACCAACTTTAAAGCCAATTTGTTTTTGTAGTCAGTAATCAATTCACTCGTTGTCACAGCAAACTCACCACCTTACATTCGATAGATGTGTTTGCCGTATCATCTGCATTTGTCAGAGAAATCTTAACAGTTGCGCCGTCCATGATACTATTATTCAAAATACGAATTTTGAAAACACCATCTGTAGCAACCTGTGTTTCAACAAAGCTTTTGAATTCATCAAGACAAATAAAACTCCACTTTGCAACTTCCGCAACCTCTTCACCCGTAATGCTTGTAAACACCGGAGTGAATTTCTTCCAAGAGCCACCAACACGAACTTCCGGCTTACCTGCATACTTAATAGTAGCTGTTACCTGAGAATCCGCATCTGGCTTATCACTCTTATTGGGCTCAAAATAATCACAAATCATCTTCTCAGCATTATCAGTCTTACTGTTATACTGATCCTGCCGGATGTTCAACACAAGGAACCCCTGTGTCTTACCATGCAGTTCGTAACGCTCTGTACTTTGATCAACAGAAGTCGTAACATACGTTTTCGGCTCGCCATTGATAATTTCCAACATGAAGCGCTTATCAAGGTCGATCAGTGCAGTCTCGTCATCAAAAGGCATCTGCACCTTATACTCACGTTGACTCAATGAAGTCATAACAAGTTCCTTATTATTTGCGTAATAAGGCTTACTCAGCGTTGCCCAGCGAGAGACTATCTCACCAGTAATCGGATTTTGCCATTGAATCTGGCGGTTACACAGCTCCATCTTACCGCGAAGAAAAATTTCATCGTTTGGTTCAATCTCAGTTACCAGCCATTTGCAGTTGTAACAGTCAACAATATCACCAAGATTCAAAGAATCGCCAGGATAAGCCTAGATTTTCTTTTCTTTAGCAATACTATTACTGCGACTAACAACCAGCTTCTGAGGTAAGCCATTCACAAGAGTATTATCCTCATAATCAACACTATCCTTGAAGTGTGTAGCGAAGTCACGTTTTGCAAAAGCAATTTTGACATCCTTTTTGTTAGACATTTTTGCGGCACCGCCAACAGCTCGTGCCCTTGTATAAAAGTCCATCGGTACACCTCCTTACTCAGAGTAGGAAGCGTATGTATCATAATCGATGGTCTTACGCTTACGGGTTGAGCGGTCTTTTGCCATATAGTTGTCTAACATCGTCATATTCTCCTCGTGAATGTCTTTCACAAGAGCACGAATACTCGTGCGCTCATTGGCAGGGGAGAATACCTGTAAACTCGTAGGAAGGTCCTGTGCGCTAAATGCTTTCAACTTTCCAAACTCACGCTTAAAATGTTGCTCCAACATCAAATGCGCTAACATATCAATCTCATCGAATGTGAGATCTGAATTAAACTCTTCTAGTTCTGAATCGTAATCATCGAAACTAAAATCCTCTTCCGGTTCAATGTTTCTGGTAATCACAGAAAGTGACTCCATCAAATAACTTTTTGCACGGTCATGTACAAGATCTCGCACTTCATTCTCGGTTAAGTCGAAATACTGAAAGAAATTACTATCAGTTTCGACTAGCTCGTAGAACTTGTCGTATATTTCTGAAAATGCGGTCACACTATCCCTCCAATCTTACTCGGCGGGAACGACCTCCGCCTTTTCTGCCTCTGCCTTCTTACGGCCACGCTTAACAGTAGTCTTTTTTACAGAATTATCCGGTGCAACAGTCTGTGCACCTGCCATCATAGCCTGCACCTGTGCCATCATAGCCTGCATCTGTTTCTGCATTTCAGTCATCTGATTCTTTGCAGTTTCAAGCTCTGCCGTAACATTATCAGCAGGCTTGGTCGCAGGTACAACAGACAGCTCACTATTACGCTTGCCAGCACGGAGCTCCTTATAACGCTCGTCAATCAGGCGCTTTACCTTGGTAGACAGGTCTTCACCGGCATTGGTCATACGATAAAAGCGACCACGAATACGCTCAAACTGAGCACCATCCTTAATGTCAATCATACGCTGAAGATTCTCGACAGTAGGATTCAGAATCGCATCATCGATATCTTCAATGAATAGAACATCGTCACCCTTAATGCCAATAGCCTTAAAGATTTCATTCTGCTCTTCAGGGCGAAAACGCAGAACACCATTCTTGAACGCAGAACAAGTGCTGTTCATATACATGATCTCCTCCGGCGGAATAGGAATCACACAAGGCTCTTCCACACTACCGGGCTCGAAAGTATAGCCCTTACCGTTCAGTGACGAAATGGTAACCACGTTATCGTCGCAGTTCAGAACGTCAATAAACTTCTTTTCCATCACGGAACTCATAATTTGTCTCCTTTTCTATAAAAGCGGAGACCGCAAAGTCTCCGCCCAGATTTGCCTTTGGTAAAAAATTACTGCAGAACAATCTTAGCAACACGCTCAATATGATCAATGCTGTAGCCGAAGGTAAAGTCCTTGACCATCAGATGAATCTTTTCGTTGTTGTTATCGTGGTCCTCGTAAGTATGAGTCTCACCCTTCATGTCAAGTCTTCCGATCTTGCCCGCAATACCATAAATACGTTTCCAAAATTTTTAAGAAAAATGTTTATCTAAAATATTTTCTACATTATCAAAATCTGTGTAGGGAATTCTGATAAGTTTGATTCCATTACGATTACAATATTCTGTTTTTAAAGAATCTTTCTTTTGCTGACTTTTATATGTACTAATAGAGTCGGATTCGGTTACACTCTTGCTAAACCTAACAGGCATAAAATGTTGTTGCCCGTCGTATTCAATGCAAGTATTTTTTGATGGTATATAGAAATCAAAAGGAAGCTGCCGTTCATTTTTACAATCTTTAAAACTGTATTCTCGTATGTAATCAATGCCATAACTATCGAGATAATTGCATACTTTTTCTTCACCATGAGAAGAACAACACTTTGGACATCCATGCCCGCCAAGAACTGAATTGACAGCTGTTGACCATTTGTAACCACATTTCTTACATTTAAAATTTGCATGAGATAATATATTTTTATATCCGCTCAAATACTCAACACTTGGAGAAACCGTTCTTAGTCGTTCTATCATTTCAGACTCTAAAATATGTGCTCTCCCAGCACATTTTGGACAACCAGAATTTTTATTATTAAGTATCGTATCAGGAATTGCGGTCCAATGGTAACCGCAAACATCACATGCAAAATCCACTTTCACAGCAACACGGACATATTTTGAAAGAACATGAATAGTAGGAAATCGTTCACGCATTTCTTTTAAGAATTCATCTTCCGTTCGTCTGTTTGCAATCCGTCGATAACATTCTGGACACCCATGTCCATCAAGCAATGTATGAGATATGCCATTCCACTCATACCCATCAAGTTTACAACGACAATGCACTCTCGCATTGTTTGTTGTGTATTCAGATAACAACTCAATATTAGGATTTACTTCAAACAGCTCCGTGGAAAATTGTATTGGCGACTTTCTTTTTTCTGCTCCACGCTTAGAGGCAACACATGCTTGACACCCACGATTATCAAGCAACATTCTTGCCTGTACTTCACGTACATCCCCGCATACTTTACATTTCCTGGTAATCTTTTTTCGAAGACCATTATATTCGGATAAAATTTCAAAATTTGGGTTTACATCAAACACTTCTTTTTTGAAGTCTTCTGTCGTTCTCATTGGTGTCATCCATGCCACCTCCTTTCTTGCAAAATAAAAGCCAGATACTCTACACAGCATCTGGTCAAATCAAAATATTAGATAAACATTATATCGGACGCTACTCCGCTCTTGTTGCATCTAGCAACCTCGTACTCTCATACGAGTGAAGACTATATCTTCACCCAGTAAAACTGGGGCACACCACTTCGGATGCCAAACACTTGCATCCTAACCGCTCCCACGCGGATAGTCGTTGGACCTTCTCCTTTTCGGAGCTTGGCTGCTGATTGCCCATTATTTCAGCGTTTAGGATTTAACCTTGCGCCATCTACAATTTTCTTTCTACTTTCATAACCACCCATCTAGGCATATTTCATCCTTCTGTTTTGGTAATTGTAGTTTTAGGGTTTTCCAGCAATTCAATGTGTATTTGTTATCGTGACTTACATCACGACTGGACTATATTACGTAAATTTACATAAATTTAATCCGGGATCAGCAGGGAACCATCACCCAGCTTCTTAGCAGAGCTAATACCAGTGATAGCAACACCATCGTAAGTCTTGACCAGGCCATAACGGTTGAACTCATCCTTAGCTGCATCAGACAGATACTCAGCGTAACCGGTCATACGACGCATCTTAGCACAATACTTCATCAGGCTGACAGTGAAGGGGTTACCACCATCGGCGTACTCATTCAGATACAGAGCCAGAGCGTCCATGTCCTGCATAGTGGGCTCCTTACCCTGTACATCGATCTTCTGCTCGCCACCAGTGATAGCGTCATCAACCATGCTGAAGATGTCATAGAACATCTGGTTCTTCAGAGCCTCAGTCATAAAGGTGGTCAGAGTTGCCACACTCTTCCAAGCATTACGTCTTACTTCCACAAAGCTAAGATCAGCCTCAATCTGCTTATTACGCCAGACGGGCTTAATGGTCTCGTAGTGCAGGTAAGACTTCGGCACGTTGCCACCCTTAGCTGCATCATAAGCCTTCAGAGTATTTTTAACAGTACGACCTGCCTCGTAGTCATCAAACTCACCAACATTACCACGCTCAAACATGGAGTCCAGAAGCTCGTCAGGTGCGCCATACAGCTCATCAGTCACGGTGCGATTAACAAACTGAGCAATTTCCTTATTGGGATCGCCCTTGTCAATCAGCTCCTCAACATGAGCGCCAACAACCTCTGCAATTTCCTTGTCCTCGGCATCCATAGCGCGATTGTACTGAGTCTTCTCAGCAACTTCATAAACACGACCAGGCTGCTTCATCAGCTCGGCCACTTCAATATTCAGTGCCATAATTCATTTCCTTTCTCTTCGCGCAAAATAAAAGAGCTACCGCCAAAGACGATAGCCTTAAATTTCACGTATCATATTCAAGATTTTTTCTCTCAATCAAGCAACAGTCTTTGCCTCGGGCAGCACACTAATCATAATTAGCTTATGGCCGTTGTCATCCATCACACCAGCAAACTCAAAACGAGAAGTACCAGTAGTAGCAACCTGCCACTTGCCATCGGTGTTGACCTCCAGCAGCTTGCCGATATTAGCATCCTGTGCATCAGCAGCCTTATACTGGTCGGTGCCATACAGCTCACCAGCATACAGAGGAACACGCTTCACCAGCACACCTGCCTTAATCTCGGTGACCATCTCATCATAGTCATCAAAATTAGTCTGGCTTGCATAGATGCCCTCCGGGATAAACTCATGGGCAACCATCTCGATGCCCTCAGCGGTAGCTGCATCAGGGAACTTAACCTGACCAGCCTTGTGGTCAACCTGAACACCCATACCGGTGACCATAGCGACCTTTGCGGCATAATTAGCGGGAATATTCTTCGCACCGTTCACCATCAGTTCACGAATCATAATATTTTTCCTTTCTCTTAAATGTTATTACTTACCCAAATATTCCCGCCATGCGTCACGCTTGTTAGCGTTAGTGGTGTTATACTTGGTTTCATTCAAATTCAGCTTGATACTCTCAGGCTTATGTACCTCAGATGTCTCAATCTTCTTTTCGGCAGGAGCCTTTTTAGCGGCTTCAACGCAACGCTCGGCAATCACACTCTTGATGCCGGTCTCGTCCAGATTCTCAATCAGACTTGCGTAGTTGCCACCCTCGGAAACTTCAGCTTCAGTAATCATCTTGCTGGAGAGTGCGTACTGACGCAGATTCTCCTTCTTCTGTGCAAGCTCTGCAGCCGCTTTTTCTGCCTCTGCCTTCTCTGCCTGATCCTTATATGGAGCCAGAGAAGCAACCTCTTCCTTTGCACTCTGCAACTCAGTATTCAAGCTTGCAATAGTGTTATTCAGCTCCGCAATCTTTGTGTTGACATCGGAAATAGAAACAGTCAAAGTGATATTCTGCGGCTCGCCAAGAGAAACTTCATCGTCCTCAACAGTGTAAGGGAACATAATGTAATCCAGCTCGTTCATGTATCCCCACTTCTTACACCAAATAGTGTGATCTTCAGGGAACATATCAGTCATGTAGTAATCAGAGCTAATCTTTGACACTGCATCTTCAAGCTTCATATACAGGTCACGACCAGTCAGACTAGAAGTCTCTGGAGTGGGATCGGATTCACCAGCAGGCTCAGTGCCGGTTTCAGGCTCAGTCGGGGGAGTGGGTTCACCGCCTTCCTCGGAAGTCTGAACGTCAGGCTCTGCCGGAGTAGTGGGCTCAGTGGTAGACTCGGTAGCGGTCTTTTCTGCCTGCTCAGTCTTGGTTGGATTCTCAACCTGTGCAGTCTGAGTCTCCTTGTCCTTATTCAGTTCCAAATTTTTTGCCTCCTTTTCATTAGATTCTATATTTGAAATCTCTTTTGTGTCCTCGATATAGGCATTTGCCAATTCAAGACCAAAATCGGTTTCAGCGACTTCAAGCAGTTTAGAGCACTTATATGCCGGTTCGACATTTGCACCAAGCAAACAATGTGCAGTAAACACGCCATCGTCAATAATTTTTGCTATGCGGCCACCCACGATTCCCTTATGAGCTTTTAGCACATCAATTTCCCAACTGGTATTTAACGTGCCACTCTCAATACGGCGCAGAATCGTCGCACAAGCCTTTGGATATCGCTTCCAGATCTTACAAGAGGCAACAATAAAGTCGGTATCGTCAATTTTCTCGATACCGACTGACTGAAAACTACCGAATGCATCAGTGTCAAATTCAGCAGTTTTGTATTCATTGCCATCATCGTCTTTCCTGGTGACGACTTTCATATTGTGACCGGAAAAATCCAATTCACCCTTTGGAGCTACGACCAACTTACCAACAAGCGGGTTGCCAACCAGTGTGCTCATCCAACTTTCAATAGTGTCACGGTTCAAAGCAACCTGATTCCCATTTACTGAGAAATCACAGATGACAAACTTGGCAAGATAGTGGTCTGGATGCTCCGTAATCTCAGAGCAACAGATATTTCTACTATAGAAATACTCCTTACTCATCGTTCATCACCTCACTTACTATCTTCATTTCTCTGCTGGTCATAAATTTGTTTTTCAGTTTCCTCGCCCTTTGGACGACCTGTCTTTTTATCGCTGTCACCACCACCGCCGGTGTTACCGGTCGATGTATAAGAGGTCTGGCGAGCCACAAACACATCGTCATAACCTTCCTCGGTTTCAGCCTGACGCTTACGAAGTTCGTCTTCAGCATGAAGTCCCATATACTCATAAGCAGTCTTGTAAGAACAGTTCAAAGTGGTGAACAGGAACTGAGCAATCGCCTTCTTCATCTCCATACCCATCATTTCAGTAGTAGAGACCTTCACATCAGGGCAGTACATCGGATCTACACCTGCATCTTCAAGGCGAATACGATACCATCGCTTTAATACATCTTCAATTTGTTCAGCAATCTTACCAATATTTTTCATCAACTGGTCAAGAGACACCTTTGCAGTTGAAACAGTCTGCTGACCGTCGGTATTTAAGAAACTGATCCCCAAAGCAGCCATCTCTCGGTTGCGATACTGTTTAACAGTCTCGATATTTGTCATCTCAACTTTTGGCTCAACATACTTGATATCCTTTACATAAGGAGCGGTCGTCACAAGCACGGTATTTTGTTTCCATGCACGCAGCAGGTTATCGTGCGCCGTCACTTGTTCAGAGAAGCCCTTTTTATCTTTGTTTGGTCCCATCAACTCAGGGTCAAGCTGTTGCCAGATGATTTTCTTTGCCTTTGCCTTAGCATTTACACGGTCTGAAGTATCAAAAGTTTCAAGCATCAATGCCGGACGTAATGCGCGGAACAGGGGAGAGACACCATATTTCTGCCCCATGTTGCCAATACGAATCACACCACAATGGTCAACATCCAATTTTGCATATGTATCACCATTCTTAAATGCCTGATACACCTCATCTGGATAGTTGTTTTGAATCTCGGTCTCCTGATTTTCAAAGAATAGCGCTTTATTCTTCTTGTCCTTCAGCATAGATTTGCTCAAAGCGGATTTCAGCTTAGACATATTGATAAGCACAACAGGCTGTCCATTTGATAAGTAATCGCTTATCTCAGCAATACCAAGAGGGTAATAGTCTACAATATAGTTCTCATCCTTCTGACGCAGATATGTAATATAAGTGCCCTCTGCGTAAGTCATCGGAATGGCGGCACGTAGCAGACTTCGCACATTGATTTGTGCGTTGAAGTCATCAATCACTTCACGGGCGTAATTTACCTGTTTTGTCTTATTACGCTGTTCAGGGAACTGAGCGAAACTGCATTTGAACTCAGTATTAACATTCGCCTCAATCGCATCATAAGTAATGCCAATCAGGTCATCCTTGTTGATGTAATTACGGATGATTCCATTGACCGTCTGCACATTCGTCAGACTTGACTGTAGCCCTTGTGCAAGCTCATCAATTCGGTCAACGGTCAGTGTCTCAGAGGAGGCTGAAATTTTCAGATATGTACTATACTGCTTATTTTCAGGGTCATAAGACGCAACTGCATTTCGGATGACGTTATTCATCCTCTCTTCTGAAAGTTCATTCAAAGAGGTAATAACTACAGTACCGTCATCTGTCTGTGAAGCAGTCACGACATCAAAATCTTCCTTTTTCTTTCTTGCCACATTTTCACCTCCTCTGCTTAGAAGTCAATGTTAGAAATACAAATCGGCGGAGCAGTCATTGTCTCCACCGCAGACTGGCGCACTTTATCCTTACGACGTAATTCGTATAGACGATGAGCAAGCAAAATTGCAACATAGAACCTATCATCGTGGATTTTGTTGGCAACGTCGGGTGCCAAAGCATATGTTACGGTCGTATTTTCAGAGTTTGTCGTTTTCTGAATACTTGTGATCTCGTTCTTCATCAAGTCGATGTTAACCCACGCAGTCTGTTCCTCTAAGGAAAGTTCATGCGTCTTCAAAATTTCTTGACCAGTTGATTTATCCACACCGTCTACTACCTGAACATAATCTCCGCCGTTGTATTCAAGAGGGAAATGAATGACACCAAGATTCATCAGCTCAATAAATTCCTCAACCATTGCAGTGCGGAATTTACGAGGACTAATTAGACGTAGCTTATCAACAGCATCTGGGTAACGGGTATCATATCCTTCATATAATTCATGATTTGCGTCGATAAAACCACGATGTTCTGCGCCTGTTTTATCAGTCCAATTGTTAAGTAAACCGTCCGCATATGTGGAAGTACCACCGCCGCCAGCGCCTTGGTCAATCATCAATCTATCAATGTACTCGTAATCAGGATTTTGACCATTGTAATGTAGAATCAACTCATGTAACTGCTCAAGCTGACGATTAGAATCGAGCTTGAATTTTTTCTCGTTCGCAAGATCAACCATGTTTACGCAATTTATAATGTCGCCACACATGCCGTTTTCTGGATCGTTATAAATACGCATAACGCCAACAATAGAGTTATCCATTGTGCGGGCAGGATCAAACGCAAGAATATACTGATAGTTCCTATCCCAATAAAGCTGTGGGATATACTTTCGCTCATTGCGACGAACCGTACCCCATTTGATGATCTGGTTTACGCCACCATCACGGCTTGGTCGATTATAATATTCACGCAACGCCTTCATTTTATTTGACTTTAGAGCTGCATCTACCTTGTCTTGTGTCAATAGCGCTTTGTATGGCTTACCCTTCATATAAACTTTGATTGCAACGTCACAAATCATATCACAAACAAAATAATCTCGATCTCCTGCAATCATGCGCTTTGCAAATTGTTTGTAGTATTTATAAAAAAGCTTGTCCATCGTGTCCTGACTTGAAGCATAAACTAGCTGAGTAGGAACCTGACGAGGCTGCATTTCAGGATTATAGTCACTGTCAGTGTCAGTGACGAAATCCGTATTCTGTGTTGCAAAAGCTTCACAGACAACAATCAGTTCGTCGGAGCAGAATGCCGCCTCATCAAAGAAAATAAGACTGGCTCGCTTGCCACGCACACCATCTGGGTTAGAGTTCAAAGTGTTAATAGAACTACCGTTATAAAACTCAACAACATACCCGGCAGGATTATGACTAAAACCACTTTTGTTGGTTGCAGACTTTTTCGTTTCTTTCTCTGCAATATCTTGCAGACTACGGATAGACGCAGCCGTCTTACCAACACGAGTAACAATTTCTTCGATCTTATTAAATGTCTCTTTTGCTTGATCACCAACATTACTTACAATATAAATAGACTGGTTCTCATATAATATTGCCTTTAGGATAATGAAAACAGAACCTACAAAAGACTTGCCAAAGTTTCGACTACACGCCTAAAGAACATGACTTGCATTCCAGCTTTGTTCCAGCATATATGCCTGAGCGTCAAATAGTTGGATACCCAATAAATCTCTGGCCGCAATAACAGGATTGCGCCGATAGAATGCAATCGTTGCCGCATCACACTCATAAATCTTACGTTTTGCGGCTGTAATAATAGGCGCTCTTTGTTTCATCCTCATACGGCATCACCATCCGTATCTTTTACACTTGCATCAACACCAGCATCTTCCAACAGCTCCTTGAGCCGCTGATTCTCAATCAAAGACAACCTGTATTTTTCTTTCGCGTCATCACTTTCTTTCTGAAACTTATCAATCAGTTCTCTTTGTATATCGAAAATTTCCTGCTGGTCATTTTCGTCAAAGAAAGCGTTTTCCTTGATTGCCTTAGAGCTCATATCTGCCGCCCATTGAGTACCAGGAGACCGTAACTGATCGTAGAAGTTTGCTTCTGCGCCAGCAATATCCTTTTCACGCATATCCTTCATTAAGAATGTAAGCGTATTACGTCCTGCATCCTTGTTGGAACGGTTCTTGACCGAAATCTCGTTTTCTTTGGCAATCTTATCGTTATTAGAAACCAACTTAACTTTAATATCATTCAGGCTCTTAATTGCTTCTGCTGAGTTCATAGGATTCAAACGAGCAATCTGTAAGTCAATTTGACGTATCTGGTTATTGTTGTTCACAACCTGAACAATCTGTGACAACTTGAACGGGTCGTCCTCAATACCATCCTCAAAATACTTGATGAGCTCACTAAACAAATAGCGGCGATCACTTTCGTTATAACCTTCAAACGGGTCGTATCCGATAACAGAAACACAGTCCTCTTTTGCTTGAATCTCAGATTTTGACCATTTCTGTTCTTTTTCCTCCTGCACATCAACAGCCGTTTTATTCAATTCCCCACCGGTAATAGTTGTGCAAAAATTCTGAAACTGAAACTGTTTTTGGTTTAGCTGCCTAAGATAAAGGCCAACGGAAAAATTGTTGTTATGAGCAACAACAGAATCAAAAAGAGAATTATAGAATGGTGCATCCAAAAGATGACACATCAAAATACAGGCAGTGCGCTCGCTTCCGTATCTTGTCTTGAATTCATCAAAAAGACTATTCACGCACTTTTTACAAAGAGGTGCGTAGCAGTTATTTGCTTTATAAAGTAAGCTGTGAGGTAAACGATAAAAAGTACCAACAGGGTCTTCATCTGAAGTACCACATCGCAAGCAACTATATGTCGGTTTGCTCGTGAGAACGACATCTTCCTCAACAACCTTCTTCTTTCTTGGCAAACAAACACCTCCATTCAAAATCAAAATAAAAGCCGTAGAACGTGCGCACATCCTACGGCAAACAAATACACTCTCTAATGCGCGTGCAGAGCAGAGGCCAAGAGTGTTCAATTCTATAAAAGCCCACCATGATACGCATCGTTGAGAGGCTTAGTGGGGAAAATCAAATTAAGACCTATGACATCAGCTGCGCTCGTATCTTTGAGCCGCCTACCATCATAGGTCTGTTAAACATAAAAACGATGCGACTATGGTACGCTTTTTCAAAAGAGGCGCAATCGCATCTGTATCATCTATTTGAGCTTGCGCCCTGCCGACGAATCGGCCAAGTTTCAAAATATACCTGCCGCCAGAGGGAGTTTAACTAACGGCAGGCTTGCAAAAGGGGAGATACTGGGTGCGGGTAGTGGTGACGATCCACTCTATACTGGATTATGGGCCCAGCCAGCACACCGGCGCTGTCACCCGCGTTATATAGTCGGCTTGCTACACTATA